TTATTGCGTCTGCGCGTTGTGTTAAGCTTTCAATTTGGTTCTTTATTTCTTCTTTGTCATTGCTGCAATAGTAACCGTTTGACGTCGCTATTAAAGGCAATATCCCTTCTGTTCTTATAAAGTTAACTATTTTTCGCAACCTGACTTCAGAAAAGTTTAGTTTTAAACCTAAGCTTTCGCGTTTGTCGTTAATTGCCTGTACTATTTCAGGCGCTTTAATTGGGTTGTCTTTGGTCTTGGTGCTAAATCCTTTTATTAGAATTGGCACTAACTTCTTTTCTTCGTCGGTCATTTCCCTTGTCAGGAATTCAAAATTTTTTATCATTATTATAAGCTTGTAAAATATCCCCGCCGCCCATTAGGAAAACCAACTAACACCCTTTGTTTATTAATTTATGATTGTTTGGCAGGGATAGTATTTTTATTTAATATCTTCTATTGCTAAGGTAAGCATTTTTAATTGTTTTATTTCCTGTTCTTTTAATGCTAATTCTTTTTCAAGACGCAAAATTTTTGCAATCAATTCTTGAATTTCCAATTCCATTAAAGTCGTCTGTTTTAGTTCGTAGTAATTAGACATATTAAATGTTTTCAATTAAAGCGGTTAACAATAAAGCGCCGGCAATAATAGCAAAGAACCAACCCATACCCAAAGATTCTTGGGCGTATTTCTTTTGACGGGCAGCTAATAATTCTAAATGTTTTTCCTGTGGTGTTTTTAATTTGTTTGGCATTGTTATAAGTTTTAAAATGTGCGTTGGACAGTCGCACCCCTGCGGGGGATAGTTTATTAAAATTGATATAAATTAGTCATAAATTGAAAACCAAGTTTATTATTTGGAAAAACAATTGATTGAACTAAACCCTTATTATGTAAAGAAGTTAAAACACCTCTAATTTGTTTTGCTTCAATACCTGTTTCATCAATTAAATTTCCAACAGAAGAAGTTGGTAATTCGTCAAATGTGTCTTGTTGACTTAAAGACTTAAGAACTAAAAATTCTAACTCTGTTAATTGTGGGTTTGTCATAATGTTGGTTTTTTTGTTATTGTTTACACAAATATATAACAGCTTATATACACATTCCAAACATTTGGCAAAGTATTTTCTAAAATTGTGATGAACGGTAAATAATAAGGATAATCGGTTTATCAATCATAAATGAGCCGATTATGAATCATTTGCGCCTCAAAGTTGCCTAATAAAGCAACTTTTGTGATTGATTAAGCAAAGGCGTAACGCCCTGAACCGCGCTTGACATTGTGATTCTGCCAAGCCAAAGCCAATGAAACAACGCAGTCGTCGTGGAATCCGGACGGCGCTGAATACCTTACACCATTTGCGGTGAACTGATATTCAAACACGTCTAATTCGTCCACAATAACCCCTTCAGGAAATCCAATTTTAGCCTGTTGAATGGCTGAAGCTAAACCTTCCATTAATTGCTGCTTTGACTGACTTGTAAACTTTAAACCTTCAATGTTTACACCTTCGCGAAGTAAGTCTTCAAGTATTGGGTCACCAACACCCGTTGAATCCACAATTATAGGCGCAGGCGGCAATCTTTTTATTGTTTCCTTAGTGTTATGCCAATCTAATTGGAAGCGGTCAAAATAAGCCACGTTGCCGTCCTTATCCAATCCAATAATAACAGTAAAGTCAACAGACTTTGCAAGGTCAATCCCGTAACAAACAATTGTCTGCGCTGATAATGGTTTTATGCAACGTCTAATAAATGCGTTCCCAAAAGGGTTGGCGCTATTTTCTGCGGGGTCTGCTAAATATTCCTGATTAAATACAACTTCAGGTAATTGTATTCGGGCGTCGTCTATTTCGCGGGGGTTTATATGTGGGTTGTCGTAGGTGCTGAATTTAAAGCTTTGCCAATCATTTTCACCCTGCTTCATAAACAGGGAATAAAAGAAGTTTTTGCCACGTGGTGTTGAAAGGAAAACCGCACGCCCTTCGTAATCAGTCAGCGTTGGGCGTATGCTATTAGACCAACCGTCTTCAAGGTCTGAAATAAAAGCTGCTTCGTCAATAATAACCAAATGGAATTTACGACCGCGTAAGTTGTCCAACCTTTCACCTGTAAAGAATTCAATTGAACCTTCGTTGGGACAATAGATTTTAAGCTTTGATATATTATTTTTAAATGGCAATGTCTTTGTCAGGCGTTCAAAGAATACCTGTGCCAATCCGTATGTCGGTGTAACGTATGCAACTGACCCGCCTTTTAATGCTTCTGTAATTCCAAGTATTTGTGAAAGTTCTGACTTACCAAAACGACGTCCGCACATAACAACAATGAAGCGTTTATTGGAATCCAATATTTGCCTTTGGTTAATATGTGGTGTTGGTAATTCTATGCGCATAATGTAAAGGTACGCACTTTGTAATTACAAAATGGTTTTGCCGTCAACAAATACAACTTCAATTCGTGAATCCTGTTGAACGTCAACCTGTTCTTTTGGTTTACCGTAAACACGGGATAGTAAAGTGTCCATTGAATAAAGACTGCCATTATTCATAGACTTAATGATTGCCTTTGCAACAGTCATTTCAAGCACAGTTGCGTCCGGGTTCTTTGTCACGCCTTCCAATTCTTTTGGGGTCATTGACATAAGCGCCTGTATTGAATCGTTTATTTCGTTTAATTTGTAGCCTTGTTCTTTTAACAGACTAACGTATTTTCTTGGTCGCCCTTCTAAGTTGCGTCTTGAATCTTCGCCTGCCTTAAATGGTTTTAAACCTGATATATTTTTTGCCATAATTACACAGTTTGAACACAGTTTTATCGTCCCTGACCTTTGTACGCTTTTGGTCGTGGACTGTGTTTGTTATAACTCTTTTTAGCGTGTCCGCACTTTCTTTTACCGAATGATACTTTGCGACTGTCTTGTTTAACCTTTGCCATTTAATAACTTGTTGTGAATGTCCTTTAAATATTGATAATGTGTCTTTGTGTCGCCCATTACAACGTGACAATATCGGCATAAAGCTTGTAAATTGTCAATCGTATCTTCTTTTTTCGTTCCCCCCATACCCCGTGCGTCTATGTGGTGTATGTCAACTGCTCTTTGTCCGCATACTTCGCAGGGAATAAAGTCTTCTAAACCGTAGCCAAAGTAATCAAGATAAATTTTAGTGTGTTTCTTCATCTATTTGTTGAAGTTTCTTTTGCGCCCAAGCAATGCCTTCGTCGCCACCCCAAGCCAACCACATTAAAGCGCCACAATCTATTTTTGGGTTTCCCTTTGAATTTTCCCTGTGCCTTTCAAAAGACGACATTCTTGCAATTGTGTCCCTTGTAATATTTTCACCATTTGCTAATTGGTTTGCACGCGCCCAACCAACAGGCGTTCCACAGTTTAATTTATATTGATTGCGAATGTTTAATGCTCTTTGTGCGTTTACCCTTACTGATTGTGGGTAATCATTGTAACTGTCAGCCATTGAAACTCTAATTGCCGCCCAAGCGCGTTGCGCAGTTTCTTCTGTTTGGTATATACAAGAACCGTTGCCAATTCTGTATTTCCCGTTTGAACATTTAATTACCGGCATTGCCTATTAGTTTTTTATAAATAGCGAATCGGTGTTTATTTACTTCGTGTAAATTGAAGTTCTTATTGCAATACTCGTATAAAGCGTTTCCGTAGCTTTTACGGGCGTCAGGGTCTTTGGTTAATAGTTTTATCCAATAGTACCAATCCTTTTGGCTATTGACGTGGCAGGCGGGATAAAATCCTTTGTACGGGTGTACGTTGCTGACAATGGCGGGGTTTTTCTTTGCTGCGGTTTCAAGTACCTTCAAATTAGACTTCATTGAATTAAATTTGGAATCCACCAAAGGAATTAATGAAATATCTGAATCACAATAAGCCGCCATATATGAAGTAACTTCATTAAAATTGTAAATAGTCGGGTTTAATTTCAATCCGTTTGTAAATGCACAAATCATAGTATCCCAAATTGGCTTTTCGCCTTCATTGAATCCGGCAATAACTGTACGTACAGGAAAATTAATTCGCTTCATTGGATTGCGTAATATTTCCAAGTCTTTGCCGTGCGTTCCCGAACCTGACCAAAATAACCTTACAAGGTCAGAATCCTTTTTAAAATCCTTAAATTGTTCTTCGCCGTATGGAATAGCATTTGGCACAATTTCAATATTTGTATTGTACGGCTTTACTTCTTCTGCTAATCGTTCGTGTGTAACTGTGCAAAGGTTTGCAATACGAATCCAATCTATAATTTGCTGACTAACATTATTTAAAACATAACGTTCGTGCAATATGTGCGAAGGGTCTAAATACCAATAATCGTCGTTGTCAACAACTAATTTAAAACCGTACTTGGTGCGCCAAGCGTCCATTTGTTCGGGTGTTATGTTTGCAAGCATTCTATTCATAACGACAATGTCATAATTGCCTTCAAATGTTTCTTCGCTTAATGTATCGGTCATTAAACAATAGTCTTTTTGCATATTGACTATTGGCATAATAATTCTGTGATAAGCGACCCCGCTTGTTTTACTTGTTATTGCTAAAATGCGCATATAGGTTTTTTTCTTCGTGATAAATTGGTTGGTATTTTTCCCAAACTGCCTGTGCGCGTTGTAAACTTTCGTCTTTCATTTGTCGGTATTCTGTATTGTTTCCGACGTCGTGTCCAATATGTTCAGAACGTAAATCAGGTATATAATAGTTTGTAAATCCTGCAATGGTTGCACGTTCGGCATAGTCCCGGTCTTGCATACCATACGGGTCATATTCTATATTGTACCCGCCAATAGTATCAATTAATTCACGTGTAATGTAATTGTCACCAAACGGCGTATGTACTTTGTGTATTCCGTCAACCAATGGCGGCAAATCTTCAACACAATGTATGCCAATAATGCCCGTTTTTGACACACGTTCTGCAAACATAACCCAATTTGACAACCAATTTTCAGGTAAAAGAATGTCATTTGCCAATATACACACCCCGTCGTATGCGCGTGTCATATTCAATCCTGCGTTAACACCTGCGGCAATACCGCGTTTCTTTGTTGAAACATTGCAATTTGTCCAATTGTAAATGTCAT